CTTTTCTTTGCAGTTGTTTTCTTCTTCTTGCTACCGCCGCGCAACAAATCCGAATCCGCTTTTCTTGCACCACCCTTACCAGACACAAAAGATTTTACCCTACCCATAGCCCACTGATGCGCTGATACCTTTGGCCTAGAGCCTGATGAATAGTATGCACCCAGCCCACGTTTGTAGACCTTATCAAGAGTTGCTTTGGAATACCGTGATGCGCCTGAGATGCTTGCAAACCTAGACATTATCCGCGACTCCTCTGTTTGCTAATACGATCCATCATGGCTGGGGTCAGCTTGCCCTGACGATACAGCTTGGCAGTACGCTTGATCTCTGCTTCTCTTTTCTTTGGGTTCTTTGCACCGCGCACATACTTCTTTGGCACACCGCCTTTTGTCTTAGGAACCTTTGCAAACTTACGTTTCATCGCTTCTTCCTCTTGGCTTGCTTGAAGTTCTTTGCAGTTGGCGCACCCTTCTGCCCAACCTTACGCATCTTCTCACCACTGCCAGCCTTGATACGCTTACGTTTTGCATGGATGTTGCGATACAAACTCATCACTTCTTACCAAAAAATTTAGTCGCTGCCCTTGTTCCAAAACTAGCTGCTACGATAGTTCCCAAAGTATATTGATAATAATCTGGCATGGACTCAAGTGCGGCAAAACCATTCGTGACTATCTCCCTGCCCCAGTCACCACAGAAACTCAAAATTAGTGGGATCGAGAACAAAATTGTTAACCACTCGTCTTTCCACGAGGATGCTGAAGCATCGGCCATTTTGAGATCCCAGTCAATCTCCCCCGTGGCTTTCTTCTCCATAATTGTTGCTTCGGCTTTGGCCTTGGCAACCTTCGCACCAGTTACAGCTTTCTTTTCTTCAACTTTTCCTTCTAGCCAAGTTCCAGCTAAATTAGCTATCGGCCCTAAAAACTGTATCATTCGTCCTCCAAAATTTCTAAAATCTCGCCAGCTTCAAGCCTGACCTTCAATTGTTTACATGACCACTTTTTATCAAAGTCAGCCGTGTGTCCAACATTTCGTTTTATCTTGCGGCGTATATTCAAACACTCAGACAGATTTTTGTAAGGCGTGTATTCAACTCGCTCTTCCCCTATCATCAACAGTAAAACAAATGTCATCTCAATCATTTATTCGTCAACTTTTCTATGTTGTCCTCAATCTTTGTAAGTCGCCTGTCGTAAAACTCCAACACCAATTTCTGTTGCTGATCATGTGGAGCATTACCTGATTCTATACTCTCTGCCAGCTTTTCTAACTCACCAGCTAAATGTTCTATCATCATAAACTGTTCTGAATCTGCTGGCAAACTACCCATCTCACCTCTAGGCCACTTAATACGAAACTCTGTATTCATTCCCAGATCTGTTTCCATCAAGATCAGTTTGTTCTCAATAGTGTTAAGACGTTCGATAACCCCAAAGTAAGCCCATGTTCCAACTGTTGCTGCTATCAGCAAAGCAATCAGATTACGGATGGGCATCGCAAGTTCGGTGTTTTCACTCAGCTTTGGCATCAGTCACAAGCTGTCTTTCCTGCACAATCTGTAGGAAAACAGTGTGCG